TTGACCACTTTTAGAAGTTTAGATGTTTCAGATTTTTCATTCAAGTAGCTTGAAGCATACTCTTCTGAAAACGTCTCAAACAATCTGCGTCCAAAGTCGTTCTTACGAGCAGATTCAATGTCGTCTTTAAGTTGGCTAATTTCTTTTGTAAGAACTTTGCTAACTGTTTCAGTAACTGCTGTTGAGCTCTTTTCGATGAAGTTCTTACGAACTTTTTCAAAATGAGACTTAGCTTCTCTGATCAGACGTACTTTGGTCTCTGCTAGGTCTTGTTTGTCTTGATGAAACTCTGCAATTTCTTTAGATAGAGCTTCTACCACAAATTCTTCCAGTTTGCTGAAGTTTTCAGACACAACTGTTTGATCTGCATGTAGTTCTTCGATTTCCGCTGCGAGTCTTTCAAACACAAAAGATTTCAGTGCATCTGTGTTTTCACGGATGGCCACTGCGTATTGTGCTTTTGCTTCTGCTAATTGTTTGCGATCTTCTGCAAATTCAGCAATTTCTACTGCTAATTTTTCTGACACCAAACTGTCCACAGCATCAACTAGTTGCTGTTTGTCGTGTGCATATTTCTTAGCAAACTCTTCACGTAATTCTGCTGTAGCTGCCAATCTATTTTCATTGATTTTAGCAGTCCAAGCATTCTCGATTTCAGCTCTGATCTCTTTGGAAACAACATTATTTTCAAAAAGCGATTTCAGTGCATCTAACATTATATTTTCTCCTATTTGTTTAACGGAGTTTACTGATGATATTCACCAGTTGTTCCTTTAAGTATTTTTGTGCCTGTTCGTCCCTTGCCATATTAAAAGCTCTATAACCACCCTTGGTGTTCATTAGGTGTTCATAAATTGGTGTTGGATATGCTCCTGGAGCGCTAGGTTGAGCCACGATATCCACTGTGATAATTTCGAAGTCGCTCACTTCGCCAGACCCGTCTTCTCTGACGTTGCCTGAACCACGCGATGAAACTCCTAGTTTAACTCCGCTTTCCAGCATAGTTTTAACCAGTAGTCCCATCGGCGTAGGTAATATTTTTAGTTTTCCGTGTCCATTTGGTCCATCCATCCACATGCTGTTTAACATGTGACTTACACGGTCCAAATTAATATTAAGTCCTTCTGGATGATCCACTTCGCCCAACACTGAATAACCACCTTTGATTTGATCGTTGAGTGTGTTGACAGCCCTACCGATTTCATTAACAGGGTACACTCTTTGGTTGGCGTTTTTCACACCACCTTGAATGCAGATACCTTTCATATAAAGGCTCTTACCTCCGTTTTTGTCTTCTGTAGACTCCACGACCAATCCTGCTTGGTCGAATGTCAATGTTTCGCGTAATGTTAACATCTTTTCTTTTATAAGTCCTTAACTTTACTATTTGCTACCAATGGTACTTTTTTTATTGTCTGTTTTATCAGCATTACCATTGTCTTTGACTTTAGTCAACTTTGAAGCATCGCCGCCTGGAATGTTTACATTACCTGCGTCGTTTAATTCAGCTTTTGGAGCTGCTTTGCTTTTTTCTTCTGAGCCTACCATATCAACAGCTTTGGCACCGTTTTGTGCTTTGGCTTGCTTGGCAACTGGAGATTTAGCATTGTCAGTAGCATCGGCGTGTTTAACCGCTACTTTGTCAACGTATTCTCTCATTTGTTCAGCAGCTGATAATTTAGCTACAGTTTTAGTTGGCTGTGCGTCAAGTACGGAAGTTGCAACTGGTGCCACTTCCTCTGCATTTGGTTGAACTTCTACTGCTTCGGCTTCTTTTTCAGCTTCTTTATCGCCTTCACCGTCTTTAGCATGTTCTTCACCAGCTTCGTCTGACATTAATTTTTCAAACTCGGCTTTTAGTTCTTCCACTGCATCTTCTAAATCAACTATTTTGTTTTCGATGTCTGCATCCGCAGGTTTTTCTTCACCTTTGTCCTCAGAATCTTTTTCAGCTTCGATGTCAGCAATCATGTTGTCTGTAGCATCTCCGCCCACTTCAGCAGTCACTGGAGCAATTGCAACTGGAGCAATTGTTTCAGCAGCAACTTCTTCAGTAGATTCTTTTTTCATTTCTTCTTTAGAATCTTCTTTGTCTGCTTTTTTTATTTCTTCTTTATCTTTTTTAGCTTCTTCCACAGCAGTTTCTTCCACTGCGATTTCAGCTAAATCTGATTCTAATAAATTTTCGTAGATTGAACGTGATTTCTCAACAACTATTTCGTGAAACAGTTCTTCAGCACCAGTTCTATCATCGTTGGTAAGTTTTTCAAGCATTTGCTCGAATTTATTGATGTTGTCTGACATTGGGTTTTCTCCTGTTAAGTTATGATAAGGCTGTCGTCTTTATTTAACAAAATTTTTAAAAAGTGGGTAGATATAGGTCGATTTTGAGTGATTTTATAAGGTTTTTGGTCCACTGTATTGATTTTTGAATTCAGTCACTGTGATCTCTGTGTAATTCTTAAATTTCTTAAAATCTTCCCCAGGAAACACCAATCCTTGATCAGCAACCACGCGAATATACTGTTTTTTGGGGTTTTTTTGGATCACTGTGCAGGTTTGACGCAGCCAATTGCCATGATAGGTGGGTGGATCTATATCCCTACGGTAGTTTCTAGTGCTGGCATACATGTTGTTGAACTTTTGCTCATTGGTGCCCACATAGTCAAAACCCAACAGATATATCATATCATGCTCATGAGAAGTGGCCAACCACAGTGCTGTGGGACCGCTGCTCCAGCCCTGACTGGGTTTAAAAAAGTGTAAACCAGGATATTTTTCCAGGTTTTTATTGGGATTGGTCCACACTTGATGTGTCATTTGATACTTCATTTCACAAATTTCATTGATCATCTTGGCATCCACTGCCACCAAATAGTCTGGGTCAAACGAACGATACAGTGCATTACAACCATAGATTTTACCGTGCTGTTTTAAAGGATCCAATTGGATAGGTTTACGACTGGTACCGTTGCCCAGTACAAATGCTATGGTCATGTGATTATGCCGTTGGTTGCGTGCTGGCTGTGCTGTACATCTGTCTCACAAATTCCAACTCTTTTTGCTGTTCGTTGCTGTGAAACTCGCTGGCTTTTCTGGCTCTATTGATCTGTCTCAGAGTGAGTTTGGTTTTGCGTGTGTCATCCATGCCCACAATAGATTGATCATACTTGGGATCATACATTTCATGATCTGCTGTATTCATATCATTTTTGTCAAAATAAAAGATCTCTCTAAGCAACATGAAATTATTTATGCTTAGGCAGTGGAAGTCGAGCCTGGGGCAGAACCTGGGGCAGCTGGTGCTTCTGTGCCAGTTGTGGTGGCTGCTGCTCCGCCTTCGTCACCTGGTGCTATGCCTGGTGCTTCTGTATTTTGCTGAGCCAAATCTTGCTGTATGTTGGCAGATGTTATGCCGGCACTTCTCATTTCAGCTGAGGAATTTGTGGGTTTAACTTTGAATTTTGGATCGTTTTCTTCTCTCCATAATCTTTCATTTTCTGCTAATTCATCTGCACTTAATCCTAAAAATCTCATCAGTGCGTATCTGTTGCTGATGTAAGGCAGTGCTGCCACTTGTGTAAACGTTTGTATTCTGTTGTTGTCTAATTCTGCCTGTCTGTAAGAAGCAAAGTTTTGTGGAGTTTGGAATTTGATATCAAACATGCTCACATCAATATTAACTCCTTTTTCCAAAAGATATTTTTTAAACTCATTGTTGAATTCATCCGCCACCAAGTTTTGTAATCTTTCACAATAGTTGTTGAATCTCAATTCTTGAATGTATGCAGTGCCCACTCTACCGTCTGTGTACTGTGCATTGCTATCATCTGGACCTGTGGGCAAATACGAGCTGGGAATACGCAATCCACGCAATAGTTTATTGGTAAAGTATTTTAAATCATCAATTTCGCCAAGGTTTGTACCGCCTGGTAGGGTTTCAACTTTTGATCCACGGCCTTCTGCTGTCTGTGGGAAGAAAAAGTCTTCATTGATGGATAATGGATTGTATGTGGAATCTATCACACTGGTTCCGCCGCCTGTGCTGGATGGAATACGTCGCTGATGAATTTCTGTTTTAACTCTTTCCACAAACTGCATGGCCAAGTGACTGGGCATATTGCCCACATCCACATAAAACACACGTCTCTCTGGAGCTCTTTGTACTCGGTAAATGATAATTGCATCTTCCAGTAATTCTTTTTGTTTGTACACTTTAAATATGGACTCCAACAATGAATTTCCAAATGGGAAATTATTGTCCAATCCTTCACTCAGACTCAAATGAATCACATGCTCAGCATTCACAGCAATTTCTTTCATGCCAGTGGTAAATCTTGATCCTGATTGCTCTGGAGACATGCCTACCATACCACGCACACCGCCTGATAGATAGCCTGATCCGCCCGCTGTGACATTGTTGTTGGTTTGCAATGGAGTGGTAGCAACCAAGTCTTTAAAATTGAAATTAACATCTCGGATCACATACTGTTCTGGCTTTTTGCCTTCAGATTCATTCACAATGATCTTGGTCACTTTGGCAGGATCCACGTGGAACCAACGTTTGGTTTCTGGATCACGTATGAAGAAACTGTCACCGTATTTGAATGTATTTCTAAATACTCTAAATATTCTTTTGTTGAAATTGTTCAGTTTGCACCATTGTTGCAGATACTGTCTTAGGATGGTCATTTCTGAGTTGGTAGCTTTTTGTTTGAATTCTAATTTAAAATTTGTGTCGTTTTGTTTGTTCAACTGTGAACAAAATTCTGCCAAGATATCCAATGCTGCATTCACTTCAGAATCTAAATCCATCACATTGTATTGACTGTAACGTTCTATTCTGTTGGGTGATCCTGAATACACATCTGGTAGATAAGAACTGTAATTGGTTCTGGCTGGGCCTGCTAGACGACCTGTTCTAGTGTAAATTTCATTGTCACTCACTTGATTAAAATATCTTTTCCAGCTCATTATGTACCTATCTCTTCTGTGTTTTCAGCAGTTCGTTTTTGATATCTCTTGCCTGTTTGAAGTTCAGTCAACATTGCTTGCATAGTCATATTTAACTGATCCAGCTTGTCACCAGATGTTTTATTTGAAGCAGTCATAGTCTGACTCATATTACTGTTTAATCCTGCAAAAGAATTGCTCAAGTTGTTCAATGCTACAGTATAACTGTCTATCTTGCCTTTGTCAAGCGAATCTAGTGTGGCATTGATGTTTTTGGCAAATGATTCCGGTCCACCACTAAATAATGAAGCAAATCCAGAAGCCACACCACTCACACCAAAAGTAGCCATAGCACCACTCAATTTCAAAGTGCCCATGGCCACATCATTTAAATTTTTTCCGTCAATGGCTCCTATTTTGCCTAATCCTTCACCAAATTTTTCCAGAGCACCACCCATGAGCCATGTGGCTGCTGCCAAACCTGCTCCAATCAATGTGATTGCTGCTGCCAATCCTGCAGCACCCAACAGCACAGTGGGATTGGCAAATGCTGTCAATCCTGAGGCAAATCCTTTCAGACCAGCACCCAATCCACCACCAGACTTACTGATACCTTCCAACACTTGACTGCCACCACCTGTGTTTTTTGAGCCACCACCTGAGATAAAATTTTTTACACCACCTATTGCAGATCCTGCCACTTTGGCTGTTTTGTAAGCAGCAATTGCAGCAAGTACAGTCATAGTTAAACCAAGTATTGCTTTTCCAAATCCTCCCAAAGAATTAATACCAGCAGCTAAAAAACCAACCAACTCTGCAAGTTTGCTTGTCACATATCCTAAGACTGTAAACATTGGAGAAAACGCAAGTATCAAGCCGCTCATAAGTTTGGTCATTTGACTTCCAAAATCTGCAACTGTTTTATTTGCTTCTTGTTGAGCTTTAATTTGTTCTTGTTCTGCTTCGGTTCTTTTGGAAGCAACTTCACTGAATTGTGCTAAATCCCCACCTACCAAGAACATTTCATTGCCCATTTGTCCCAATAAGGCATTGGTACCTCCCATAATTTTATTTTGTTCTTTGGCTCTAACAGCAGCATTCTGCACTGCCATCATGTATTCTTGTTGAGTGACTGTGCCGTCTTTTAAACCTCTGGCCATGCTTCCCAATTCTGGAGCAACCAACATTAACCCTTTGGCAGTGTCGCTGATAGG